TGGTGGCGGTGGTGGATCTACACAAGCTGGAACAAACATAGCTGGTGGAACACCTGCTAAAGGTGGAAATGGAGCAACTACTTCAATCACAGCATCACCAACTGCTTATGGTGGCGGTGGTGGCGGTGGTTCTCATACAGGTGATGATTTTGGTGCAGGTGGAACTGGTGGCGGAGGAGACGCTTATAGTCCAGGAGCACCCCCTACTCCAACACCTTCTACTGCAGGAACAGCAAACACTGGTGGCGGTGGCGGGGCAGGAACAGCTAGAGGATCTACTTTTATGGGTGATGGTGCTGCTGGTGGATCTGGAATTGTAGTTATAAGATATAAATATCAATAAAATATGAAAATTGCTGTGGTGGGAACCGGTACTGTCGGTGTAATGACTGTGTGTCATTTTTTAAAATATACTGGTAATTTAAAAACAGAAATTACTTGCATATATAATCCTAATAAAAAAATTTTAGGGATAGGTGAAAGTAGTAATATTCAACTACCTAAATTGCTTTGGGAATCTATAAAATATAATATTCAATTTGATTCTAAAGAACTAGATGCAACAATAAAATATTATGTTTTATATAAAAATTGGAGAAAAATAGATTTTACAAGTCCTATTTTACCTCCTTATTACGCAATGCATTTTAATAATTTTAAATTAAAAGATTTTGTTTTTAAAAGATGTAAAGAAATTTATAAAAATAGGTTTAAAGAATTACATGAAGATGTTTCAAATTTAGAAAGTTTAAAAAATAAATTTGACTATATAATTGATTGTAGAGGTTGGCCAGAATCATATGATGATTATCATGTTTGTAATGCTCTTCCTTTAAATAAATGTTTTGCACATCAAATAAATAAACCAGGTGATTGGAATTTTACCTACCATCAAGCGACTAAAAATGGTTGGATGTTTGGAATACCTCTACAAACAAGACAAGGTTGGGGTTATCTGTTTAATGATAAAATTACATCTGATGAAGAAGCTTTAAAAGATTTAAGTAATCTTTTAAATAAAGATGTAAGAAAAGAAAATATAAATGAATTCAAATTTAAACCTTATAGAGCTAAAAATTTTTTAAAGGATAGAATTTTAAAAAATGGAAATAGAGCTATTTTCTATGAACCTATTGAAGCTCTTTCAGGTGTAATGTATGACAATATAAACAGGTCCTTTTGGGATTACTTACATAACAATAAATCAGAAGACGAATTAAACAATTATTTAGATGATATGGCTATTAGATATGAAAATTTTATATGCTATGCTTATCATGGAGGCTCTAATTTTGATAGTAAATTTTGGAAATATGCAAAGAAAAAAACTTATGAACATATTAATAATAATATATGGAAAGAAACAATAAAACATATTAAAGATTTAGATTATAATGGAGACAAAACGTTTCCTTTTATACCTATTTTATGGCACAATCTTGAGAAAAATTTTAAATATGATATATTTACAAAATATAATAAATAATGTAAAAGGATAAACATATGGCACATTTTGCAAAACTAGGAACTAATAATAAAGTTATTCAAGTATTAACACTTGATAATGTTAATATGTTAAATGCTGATGGTGTTGAAGATGAATCAGTAGGTCAACAATATTTAGAAGCACATAATAATTGGCCTGCACAAATGTGGATTCAAACATCTTACAATACAGCAGGTAATCAACATACTAATGGTGGTACAGCATTTAGAGGAAACTATGCAGGTATTGGTTATACTTGGGATGAAGATGATCAAATCTTTTGGCCTAAAAAACCACATGCATCTTGGGTAAAAAATACTACAACTGCTAATTGGGAATCACCAATTGGTGCTGCTCCAGCATTAACAGAAGAACAAAAAGATCAAACTGTAGCTGGAACTCACAGATGGGTTTACAATTGGAATGAAGAAACTCAAGCTTGGGATTTGACAAATAGTATATCATAATATATATCTGGTGGTGGTATGCAGAAGAAAGTTTTAACAGAGAAAGCTTTATATTACGGTGATGTTTCAATGCCTAAAGGTTTTGAAATAGATCGAGATAAATTATCAAGCGATATTTTACAATCTACGTTTACAGTTAAAGAGTTTCCATTCTCAAGAACTTGGGATATGTTGAATACGTATATACGTGAGCATATAAATTTAGAATATGGCTTTCAATTAGTTAATAAAAAAACATTTGGAGATATTTATAAACCTAATCAAATATCACAACCCTTACTAAATATTGATCCAATAGATCTTCGAAACTCACCTGATTATACATTATTGTATGGTGTTAAAACTAATGAATGTATGGTGCGAATATTCTATGATAACAATAGAAGAAAAGGAAAAAGTTGGGATATAGAATTAAAAGATAATATGTTCATTATGTTTCCATCGACAAACATGTATGTTATCTCAAACAATCAAAAAGATTCATTGAATTTTGTTCAAACAATAACTTATGAATATATCTAATTATTATTGGTATTTTACTTCAGCAATACCACCAAAACTATGTGATGACATTATTAAATATGGTTTATCACATTCTGAATCTTTAGCTAGAACAGGTGGTTATGGAGATAGAGAACTTACTAAAGATGAAATTAGAGATATGAAGAGAAAAAGAAATTCAGATTTAGTATGGCTTAATGATCCGTGGATATATAGAGAACTTCAACCATACATTAATCAAGCAAATAAAGCTGCAGGTTGGAATTTTGAATGGGATAGATCAGAGTCTTGTCAGTTTACAAAATATAAACTCAATCAATATTATGATTGGCACTGTGATTCTTACGATAAACCTTATGACAGAAAAGATGTTAATAATCCTGAACATGGTAAAATTAGAAAACTTTCGATGACTTGTCAGTTAACTGATGGGTCCGAATATAAAGGAGGTGAATTAGAATTTGATTTTAGAAATTATGATCCTCATATGAGAGATGAGTCTAAACATTTAAAACAAGCAAAAGAAATATTACCTAAAGGAAGTATTATTGTATTTCCATCATTTGTATGGCATAGAGTTAAACCCGTAACGAAAGGAACAAGATATTCATTGGTTATGTGGAACCTTGGATATCCATTTAAATAATATGATTATTCAAGAATATTTTAAAACACCAATATGGACAGAACAAAAACCTGAATTTGTTAAATCTCTAAATAAAGCTTCTAATGAATATATTAAAAAAGCTAAAAATTTTCCAGAAGCAAAAGAATATATAAAAAAACATGGAGATTTTGGAAGAAGTTATCATTCAACACCATTAATTATGGATAATAATTTTTTAGATTTTAGAAATTATGTAGGTCAAAAATCTTGGGAGTTTTTAGATTGGCAAGGTTTTGATATGCAACAGTATCAAACTATGTTTTCAGAAATGTGGGTACAAGAATTTGCTAAAAAAGGTGGGGGACATCATAGTGCACATATACATTGGAATCAACACGTGTCTGGTTTTTATTTTTTAAAATGTAGTGATAAAACATCTTATCCAATATTTCACGAACCACGTACTGGAGCACGTGCTACAAAATTAAAAATGAAAACAAGTAATGGTATATTTTATGGAACTGAATTAGTTAATTTTAAAGTACAACCTGGAACTTTAATTATCTTTCCAGGGTACTTAGAACATGAATATGCGGTAGACTTTGGTGTAGAACCATTTAGATTTATACATTGGAACATTCAAGCTGTACCGAAAGAAATGGCTAAAGATGTTTAATTCATTTTTAAATACAGGAGTTATTAAAGATAAATTAAATGACGAAGCATTTAATAAATTAAAAATTTATATAAAAAATAAAAAAAATAGATATAATGCTACTTTAGCTGGAAATATATCAGATTCTTTTTCTTTAAAAGATAAAGATGACTGGTTTTTAAAAAATGTTTTATTTTCTTTAATAGATCAATATTCACCGGAAGATATAAATAATATTGTTGGACATCCTTTAACAAAAAATTGTGCTTATGCTTTAGATGGGTTTTGGGTTAATATGCAAAATAAATATGAATTTAATCCATCACATTGTCACTCAGGAGTTTTATCTTTTGTAATTTGGGTAAAAATTCCCTCAAGTCATAAAAAAGAAAAAAAATTAAAATTTGTTAAAGAAACTAATGTACCTTGTCCAAATACTTTTGAATTTACTTACACCAATATTTTAGGATCAGTTTGCCAACACAAATATCATTTAGAGCCAGAAGACGAAAAAACTATTATATTGTTTCCTTCAAAATTAGTTCATCAAGTATATCCTTTTTATTTATCAAATAAAAAAAGAATAAGTGTTTCTGGAAATATAAAATTAGACCCCACAAAAATAATATGAGTTTTAAAAAAAATAAATATACAGTTATTCGTCAAGCTATATCAAAAGATTTAGCTGCATTTGTTGCAAACTATTTTAATATGCAAAAACAAGTTTATAATACTTGTAGAGCACAAAGATATATTTCACCATTTGAAAATATTATAGGAAGCTATGATGATAGACAAATACCAAACACATACTCTCAATATGCAAATATTGCTATGGAGACTTTATTATTAAAATGTCAACCACAAATGGAAAAAATAACAGGATTAAAATTATATCCAGCATATACTTATGCAAGAATATATAAAAAAGGGGATGAATTAAAAAGACACAAAGATAGATTTAGTTGTGAGATATCTACTACAATGAATCTAGGCGGTGATCCTTGGCCTATATATTTAGAGCCATCTGGTAAAGAAGGTATGAAGGGTATTAA